AGAGAAACTCGACAGCTTGGACAAGCGCATGTGGCGTCTTGAGGCAATGATAATGGGCAGCACACTGCTTGTGGTTGCAATGGTGGTCACAGTATTTATGGGAATGAATTAGTATGGCTGTATTCAGAGCATTTAAACCAGAAGCGATGAACAAAATCGCCAAGAGCATGGGCTATACAGGCAACATGGCACAGTTCCAAGACTTCATTGAACAAGACCCGGCACGTAAAGCACGTATGCAGCAGTTTACTAACGCCGCTGTGCAGATGGCAAAGGGCGGTGTAGTGAAGATGCAAACGGGTGGTACAATAGGTAGGTCTAGTCCCGGTGAACCCGGTGCCACTGGGGGACCATTAAGATTTGAACAAGTCGCAGAGCCAGCTAGACCACCTGCTCCACAGACACGGCCTGAAAGTGTGCAACAAGCCACTGTCCAACGCATGTATCAACCGGGTCTACCGGAAGGTGGTGTAACGCAAGCCGCCCTTATGCCGACAGATGCTAGTCAATATGTTGACCCCCGTACAGGTAATCTGACAGGGCAGGTTTCAGTTCCAACAGCAATGGCGGGAACCTTTACCGCTTTACCTGAAGTAGATAGCCAAGCTGCGCAGGTACAAGCTGCTACAGCCGCACCAGCGGTCACTGCTGCAGTGCAAGCTACACAGGCAGCACAGGGTGTTGTAGACCCCCGTGTAGAGGTTGCAGCGGCCCAGCAAACAGCATCTAGTGTAGGCAACCTACAAGCTGCACAGGGTAACGCTACACTTATTGATAATCCGGTACAGCGCAACATTCAAGCTGGTGAATTGATATCTGGTGCATCTGCTGACGCGCAGACTGCTGCTAGTTTTACAGAACAGGTGCAAGCTGCACAAGCAACACCTACAGAGAAAGCCACTATTCAAGGGCAGCTAGCACAGCTTACTGCTAACTTTGATGCATCTAATCCCCCTGCATGGGCTGCTGGCGCACTACGCGCTGCTAATGCAGAGATGGTGGCACGTGGTCTAGGTTCTTCATCTATAGCTGCACAAGCTATCGTGCAAGCCACTATGGAAGCTGCACTGCCTATTGCGCAAGCAGACGCTGCTGTTACTGCACAGTTTGAAGCGCAAAACCTTTCTAATCGTCAACAGCGTGTAATGCTTGCAGCACAACAACGCGCTACATTCTTGGGTCAAGAGTTTGACCAAGCCTTCCAAGCGCGTGTGCAAAACGCTGCTCGTATCTCTGACATAGCCAATCAAAACTTTACCGCAGAACAACAGATACAACTTGAGAACAGTCGCGTTGTAAATACAATGGACTTGAATAATCTGTCTAACCGACAGGCTCTTGTCATTGCAGAAGCAAGTGCGCTGGCTAATATGGACTTGTCTAATCTAGGTAACAGGCAACAAGCTGCTGTACAAAATGCGCAGTCGTTCCTACAAATGGATATGGCTAATCTAAGCAATCAACAGCAGACAGAGATATTTAAAGCACAGCAGCGTATACAATCTATGTTTACAGATCAAGCTGCTGAGAATGCAGCAAGACAGTTTAACGCTACTTCGCAGAATCAAGTAGATCAGTTCTTTGCTAATCTAGGTAGTCAGACATCACAGTTTAACTCTGCGCAGATGAATGCGCAAGCGCAGTTTAATGCAGGTCAAGCTAATACTGTTGAGCGTTTCAATGCTGAGATGAATAATCAACGTGATCAGTTTAACGCACAGAACCAGCTTGCAATTGCGCAGGCCAATGCAGTGTGGCGCAGAGAGATTGCCACTGCTGATACTGCTGCAGTTAATGCAGCTAACCAGTTAAACGCACAAGCTATTCTGGGTATATCTGAATCAGCGTATGAAAACCTGTGGCAATATTATGCGGACACTATGGAGTGGGCATGGACATCTGCAGACAACGAAGCAGATCGTCATGCTAATTTGGCTATCGCTAAGATTAATGCAGACTCCGCTGCTGATTTAGCAAAACTTAAAAATGACTATCAGTCAAGCGCATCCGTTGGTGGCTTTATGACAGACCTGTTTAAGGTTGGTGTAGATACAGCATGGAAGTTTGGATTCTAAAATGAATATACGCCCTACAACACAAGCAATAGTTAATGCACGTCGCTTTGAGAAGATAGGCGATGCTAAAGCAGCTAGTCAAGCAAAGCCTGTTAAGAGTGGACTGCTCTTGAGAAGGACAGATGAAAACGATAATCAGAACGAAGGTGAAGCAGTTGCATTGCTTCGTCGGGTAAAGCAGAGTATTAAAAATGCTAAAGCGTAACGAACCAGCACCAGCACTTGATGTTCCTATTCCGGGTCAGGGATTGACAGCCCCACTTGGGGATCGTCCGTGGCAACGTCCCGCCACGTTCCCTACACCGGAACAGGCGCTGGCTTTTTATGTGGATCGTATAACGAACGATAGGCAAGCCGGTCAGATGCTAGACTTGTTGGAGATGGGCATTCCTGTAGACACACTTGTTGATACAATGCAACTTGGTGGAGTAATGGATGGCTTGCATAGTGTTGATGTAGGCATGGTCATTGCGCCATCTCTTGCAGAAATTATTGGTGACATGGCCGATCAGGCTGGTATAAAATACAAGATGCTGTCTACAGACGATCCTGATGATAATCCACGTGGCACTGAGATAGCCCTTACATTAAACGAAATGTCTGGCGAAGATATGAAAGTCATGGAAGAAGATACGCAGCCAGAGCAAGAAACTGAAGAACAAGAAGAAGAGCAGCCTCGCGGTCTGATGGCTAGGAGAAAATAGTATGAGTTTACTTAGCGGTAAAATGGGTGCTTTCATAGGCGGCGCAGCAAAACGTGGTTCTGAACTTATTCAAGAAGAACGTGAAGCAGCCTATAATCTAATTGACACAAACATGACTGATTGGACTAGGCTTGGTGTTCCTATGATTAAGGAACGCAAGAAGCTGCGCACCAGCATGAAAACTACCGCTGAAGGTTTAAAGAGCAAGGGGTTTAGCAATGATCAAATTGCTGTTGCTCTCTATCAAGGTAAGCAAGACGAAGTGCTTAAACACGTAGAGGCACTTGAAGCTGCAAGTAAGGACAATGCAGACCTACAGTATAATCCGGCGGACATTATTAAGTTTGGCCCAGACTATCAAGCGTCAGGTTTAACTATGGATCAAATTCTTGACGGTGTACTGGGTAAAGTAAGTTCCGGCATGTCTACAGCGGATGCCCTTGCTGACATGGGCGGCAGTGGACTACAACGTGCCTTTATGGAGAACCGTGCTGAAGCAGCGGCTGCTGCATCTGGATTTGACATCGGCACATTAAAAGCTATAGCCACAGGTGATCTTGAATATGGTCAAGCACCAGAGGGCGGTGTAATTAGCCTTGTTGATCCGCTTGCATCTGCACAGGCAAAGACTGCGTTGGAAGGTGGAGAGACAGGACAGCCGGGTATTGAATCTATGCAATCTACCTTGTTTAATTTTGGTGCGGACCTTGTTGGTGGAAAGAGTAATGTAACTGCTGGCGGCATTTTGTACGACTTTGATCAACCAGAACGCAGGGTTGCGCTTAATAGCTGGATTGCAGAGGCTCTGGCAAAACGAGGTCAGAACAGGTTCTCCGCTAAAGACAGAAATGAACTGATGGGAGAACTTCAGCAGTGGGCGCAGGATCAGGGTTACTATACACCCCCAGCAGCAAACGGTGGCAATAACGGTGCTGTCACCGACTTTGACTTCTCAACAGAAGAAGACCCCGGTTCAATCGCCGCTGCCTATAAGAAAGCAATTGAAGGTCAAGACGACGCAGCGAAAGCGAAAGCGTTTGATGCAGCAAAAGAAGCGGCGCGTAAATACTTTATGGAAAAAGGACCAGACGATGCAACGGCAGCTAAAAACCTAGAGGAATGGACTAAATCCTTACAAACAGGAGTGACCGCTGTTACTGCTGACATAACTCCAGTAGAAGCTGCTAGCAATCTAAAAAACGCCAAAACACCAGAAGAATATGAGCGTCTTCTTGCAGTCTATATGGAAGTAACAGGAAGAGACGACGTAGACAATATTAAAAGAACAATGCCACCCCCCGCTAGTTAAGTAGTTCGCACGAGGTATTAATGTTAAAAGACTATAACAACAAAGATAATATAACTCGTAACGAATTAGTATTGGACCCAGACTTTATTGCGGACGCTACTTATTTTTTGCGAGATCGTAATAACGACACAAGTCTAATGACTAACGAAGAGGTCGTTGACAAATTTATGGAGCATATGCGCTACCAGAATGTCAACGAGATCACTGCTCTCCGTGATCTTGAGTATGCACAAAACACAGATCGTCAAGGCAAACAGACCTTTGCTCGTTTGATTGATGCATATGATCGCATTGATGATCTTGAAGAAGCACAAGACTATGGTCGCATGATGCTTGACTATGCGCAAGGCATAGCGACTGCTCCCTCTACATATCTTGGTATCATTACAGGTGGCACTGGCAAAGCTGCTGCTGTGGCTGGCACACAGGCAGCTAAGATAGGTGTGCGTAAAATACTGTCTAGTGCTATTAGACGTGCGCCATCTGCACTAAAAGCTGCAACAGTTGAAGGTGCTATTGGCACAGGACAGGCAGTAGCCCAAGAGCAAACCCGTGTAGAAACGGGACTGCAGGACGAAATACGTGGCGGTCAAGTTGCACTGACAGGCGGTCTTTCTGCGCTTACGGGCGGCACTATAGGTGCCATCACAGGCAGACAACAAACCAAAGCTGCAACTAAAGCAGATGAGTTATATGAACAAGCTGACATGGCTGCATCTAAACGTGCAAAGGAAGCCAACGAAGAAAGCACACGTGTTCTAGATGAAGCTGCTGAAACTGAAGTAGATGAAATCAGAGAAACCCTCAACGCTCTTGATCCGTTAAAGGTTGCAGTAGGTCGTAAGATTGCACAGAACCTACAACCCGGAACTACAATGGAAGCAGCCCTTGGTCCTGATGTGTTTAAAAACATAGCTGCTGCCGCTATCAAAGTTAAAGATAAAATTAAACTAAACAAAGGTGATCGCATTACAGAAGGCATCACCCGACTTATTCGTGAAGATGGCTTGGATGGATTAGATGAGATTCGCCAAATCATGCACGAACACAATCTCACCTTAGATCAATTCTCCCTAGTATATTATGCTGAAATGTCCTCTGCTGGTAAGCAACTAGCCACGGGTGCGCAAGTCCAACGGGCGTTGCGTGGCAAAACACCTGTGGATAAACTTATCCAAGACGTAGACGAGTTGCATGAAGCTGGCATCTCTGCCATGACAGGCAAAGAAGCAAAACAACTTTCTGAAAACACCACTGCCATTCAATACGCACGTGATCTGGATAGTTTGCGTCTGGGACTAATGACATCCCAGCTTGCTACAACCATGCGTAACAACCTGAACGGTGGATTCCGTCTGGGAATTGACGCCACCACACGGTTTTTTGACAACATGATCAACTTCCGTAATCCCCTTGACGGGGTGTTTGACATGGCTAAGTTTGCACTAAACCCCTATGAGGCTCGTGTCATACGCCAAGTATATGCAGATGCTTTTCCTGAAGAGGCCGCTAAACTTTTTCGTGAAGCTGCTGACTTGTCTGCACAATCTGCAGGTGAAACAGCACTAGCAAAGATTGGTCGTAAGGTGAACGTACTCAACACAGCGTCTGATAACTATTTCAAACAAGCTGCACTAGCTGCATCTTTGAGACGCCGCATGTCAGATCAAGGAGATGATCTTTACGAGTTCATACGCAATGGCAAACTAGGCACTGTGCGAGAAGATTTGCTGCAGGATGCAGTCAAAGATGCTTACGAGTTTACCTATCAGAGTTCGTTTAAGGGTGACGACATTCTTAGTAAAGGAACCAGAGGGTTTCTTAACTTCCACAAGGAAGTGCCATTCTTTATCTCTAGCTTTATGCCGTTCCCACGGTTTATTGCAAACCAGCTAAAGTTTACCTACGAACATGCGCCGTTGATAGGTATGTTACCTCTTGATAGACTAGGCTCTAAACTTCCTGCACGTAGCACAAAAGAATATATACAAGAAAAGCTACCAAAGCAACTTACAGGTGCAACCATGATGATGGCTGCATATCAATGGAGAGCGTCACAAGGGGATGATGTAAACTGGTATGAGTTCAAAACCAACGATGGTAAGATTGTGGATGGCCGTCCTGTGTATGGACCGTTTGCTCCTTTTATGCTGGTGGCAGACATCATTTACCGTCAACAAAATGGCGCTACCCCTGACACTTTGGTTCCTACTTTACGTGACTCAATGCAAGCCATGCTTGGCTCCACGTTCCGCACGGGCATGGGTCTGTATGCACTTGATCAGTTCTATCAAGATGCATCAGATGGCCGCTTTGCCAAAGCTGTGGGCGAGACACTGGGTAATGTTCTAAATACTTTCACACTGCCAGCAGCAATTGTGAAAGACTTTTATGGTGTTACAGATGAACGTGCGCGTATGATACCAGAAACACGTCAGGGTGACTATGGTGTATCCATGTTTGATATCATATACAACGTAGCCGCTGCTCGTGCTGGTAGATCACTCCCATCCTTTATGCGAGATGATACCCGTCCTGCGCGTTCTCCTTTCCAAACTGGTCCTCTTCGTAGCGTAAACCCAATTGAGAAACAGATATTTGGTTTTGGTAAACGTGAAGCCAAGAATGTGTTGCAAGAAGAGATGGGATATCTGGGTCTGTCTCCATATGATTTGTACAAGAGGCAACGCAATGAAACACTTGACATGTATATGCGTCAAGAGTTATCCCGTACAGATGGCGTTCTTAATCTAAATGATCGTATGGAAACACTAATCCGTAGTTCAAAGTATCGTAACGCAAGCATTGAGCGTAAACGTGTGATACTTAGTAGCGCGTCAAGAGATATTATCTCACAGGCTAAAGCCCGTGCAACCTTGCGCATTGAAAAGGACGCAAGTCGTAAAGGATTGGCCTACACTACGCTGGATGAAACAGCGTGGCAGGGTACATCCCGTCGTATTAAGGCTCTCGTTGAACAAGAATACCGCGATAAGTTTGGCGGCAATTCCGTAATGGCTGATCGTGATAACTCTATCGCGTTAAAGAGTGGTAGAGATGTCAACGTATTGCGTTGGGCAAATTCTCTTGCAGCACAAATAAGAAAGTCGGATGGTATCGAATGAACCGCAGTGAACTAGCCTATATACAAGACACACAGAACGCTGACACGGAAGGTATGTCCATCCGTGAGAAACGTCGTGCGGGGTTAGAAATCACAGAGGAAGATCGTAAGCGTGAAATGAGAGAGGGGCTAGGTCAAGCTGCCTCTCTGATAACTGACGTGCTGCCTTTCGTTGGCACAGCCAAAGCAGCAACAGAACTACCTGAAGATATCAGCTACGTGCAAGACTTGTTGGCTGCTGGCTACGAGGAAGGTGACATCAAGAAGATGGGACTTGGTGGTACGATGGCTGTACTCACTGGTCTTGGCTTTATACCCGGTGTTAAGCTGGCTGCGGATGTGGGCAAACGTGCAATCAAAGAGGGTGTGAAAGACGCAGCAGATGAACTAGGCACACAGACACGCCGTGCGTTTGGACAAGAGGCGCTGATCTCTCCAAAGCGTCAAGCACAACTGGATGAGGCAGCAAAGATGCCAGCGGATCAAAGGCGTAAGTTTCTTAGAGAAGTTAATCGTCCTGAACAACTTGTATTTCATGGCGCAAAAAGTATGGATAAGCCTGAATCTATGGCTGCGATTACGGATACCTTTAATAAACGGGTTGCGAAACAAATTGATGAATCTTTTCCTTATATGGGGAATATGGCTACAGACCCCGATCAGGTTAGGTTTATGAAACCTGACGAGTATCTTGACTATATAAAATTTAAAGGACTAAAATACATTGCAATGCGGCCAGATGGTGAATTTGATACCGTTGATATTCGTGCCAGAAAGAATAAAACTACTGGTGAAATTGAAGTTGTACATATACACCCTGAAACAATGGAAGAAAGTGACGTAGTTCTTGCCACTATTCCAAAAGAAGATGTAGATATGCTTGAAAATATGGCACCCACAGAAAAAGCGGGACAAGCATTACAAGGTGATCTGCAGCGTATTGTAAAACAATTAAGTGAAACAAATAGTGATCTACTGTCTGATTTCAAAACCAGAAAAGAAAGAGTTTTGGCAGAGGGTTTTGATGCGTTTGAAGGAACGGAAGCCGCACGACTTAGAGGTAGAAAATTTGAAGGTGCTGAAGGCATGGCGGGAGAGGCGACAGGTTCTCATTACGAACTCACGCACGATCTGCTATCAACATCCCGTGCGCCGGGTGTATCTATGAAACCTGCTTTTGGTGGCCGCGATACAAAGAATATTGTTTATGCTTCTGTTAGACCAGAACAAGTACGCGATATGACGCCAAGAGATTATGACAGAATACGTGCATCTGGTGGAGCGGAAGAACTGCCGCCGCTTGAAGAGGGACAGATAGGATATAGTCTTCCTAAAAGCACTCACGTAGAAGACGAGATTGCTGTGCGTATGCCAGAGGAACTAGAAGTTAAAGACCTAGAAACTGAAGGTGCTAGGCGTATGGTTACTAGGGCTGTGGTAGACGACGCCCCATCTGAAGAATTTGTTGGCCCCCCTAGAGCAGTAGGGGAAGATAAAAGTCTTCGTGATCTGGTTGCAGCAGAGCAAGCAGAGCGAGATGAATTATACACTCGCTTTAACAGATTTGGTAAGGGTGAGGGGTCTTTCGGAGCAACTTCCAGCGATGGCAGTAATATAAATGTCAAAGACATTCTACCGGGAAAAGAAAAGTCAATCAGTGGGGAAGGCGCATACATACTAAACAGGATAGGTCCAGACGGAAACTTAGAAAAGGTAGGTGACCTGCGTCAGATGGCATACAATAATGTACGTAAATACCTCAATGATATGCTAGGTCTGTCCAGATTCTCTAGAGGTCAGGGAACTACAGATGCTTATGATGAGATGATGGATGAGTTTTTTGATGTCTATGAGGGTGAAGCCGCTGGACTTGGGCCTACTATTCGCGCTTTGTCTGAAAGTCTACCAGATGGACAAAGAAGAAATATGATGATAGCACTGGATAACTTAGCTAAAATTGGCAAGTCTGTAGATTCCGTATCTGTTGATGCCAGAGACTACAGTCAAAAAGCATTACGCGATGTTCCAGATGGAATTGTTATGGACGTTCTTTACGAAATGCCGACTAAAAATAAGAGGCGTTTTGCGACGATGAAGGGTAAACCTTTAACTGCAGAGACTAGAAGGCAGCGTATGAAAGTTGCAGAGTTGCTTGAGAACGCAGCTTTACGAGACGGTAGCACCGAAAATTTGGCAGCAGCAACTCAGATTGGCCGCGCTGACCTCAAGCGTATGCTTATGATGTTAACACAGAACATGAGCCGTGGCGGTCTGATGGCACCGCGCTAACGCGAGTCACCACTACCTGACAACGTACCTCGCTTCTTTCTGTCAGCCAACTTCTCTAAATTCTTCTCCATGATGTGTCCAAGGTCCATGCCAAGTTCTTCGGCAAGGACAGCACAGTACCACATCACATCCCCAATCTCATACGCAATCTGTATCTTCTTGGCTTCGTACTCGTCACGAGGTGCGCCGTCGCGTATAAACTTCTTGACCTTGTTTGCTATCTCTCCTGCCTCTCCGGTAAGGCCAAGAGTAAGATACTCCATAGCCTTGTTCTTCGGAAAGATAGCAGTATCACACGCTGCTATCTGATATGCTGTGCCAGTTATCCCGTACATATACTTCTCCTTCATCCACGTTTTAGCTTCTTGCTCTAGGTCCATTCTTGTTCTCCAGATTCTTAAAGTACGCAGCTTCCCATCCCCGCTGCCACTCCCGGTGGGGAGTGGTGTTGGGTTTCATGGGATTGGCTACTTGATGCCAGCGTACTCCGTTCTTTACAGTGTCTCGCTTTTCTGCACGAGAGAAAGCCTTGTAGCCAGCGTTAAAGTTATCAGCCAGATTTTTGTTCACTCTGCAACTCCTTGCTCAGTTCGTTCATTGCGTGTACGTTGAAAATGTTAATCGCTTTTACACGATCAATCTTGAACCACTCACCCCTACGCTCATCAGCAAAGTGGGCAAAGGTCTTGTGCATTTCCTTCTCTTTAACATGACGATCATCTGTTGTCAAGGTGGCGATGACAGAGTAGTCACGGAAAGGCGACGAGGTTTGGTAACCGTTGAGCCTGTCCTCTGAGATACTAGCTTTACCTACCTTCACCCACTCAGGCCATGCATCGTTAACGATGACATACACTTCACCCTGCGTGGTGCTGTTGATCTGCTTGTGTGACCAAGCATCATCCAGTGACTTGTACCGTCCCGGCTTATGCAGAGGGTGCTTCTTGGAAATCTCTTTGCCGTTGATGAACATGCGCTTCGCGTCACGCTTTTTCACAGCTTCTGGATTGTCCTTGTAGTACATCGGATTACCCGTGTATGGGTTTGCTTTGAATCGTTCCATTATCATTGTCAGTCTCCTTCAGGCCAGTTTTTGAGAATTGCGAGGCGGTCTTCGTGTACAGCCATCTTATCTAGTTCACCTTGTATTGCTTCCATAATATCAGAGTGTTCACCAATACCAACAGGATTTTTAAGATAGGCTTCTATGTTCATCATGTGCAGATGGACATTCGATTGTGCATGATTTTTCAACACGTTAATCATCTTTGTTCTCATTCTCTTTCTCCTTTCTTTTCATCCATTCTTCGTAAGATGGGTGATGTTTTGGTGGATTGTACTGTACCCATCCGTCACCCTGTTTCCACATTACTCTTTTCTCACTCATGTGTCAACCCCCTTTTTCTGTCGAGTCTTTTTTACCACGTAGATACTCCGGTTGCTTTTGGAACTTGATGAATCTGCTCAGTAGTTTTACTAACATATCAGTTATCTTATCCATCACGTTGTCTCCTAAACCTGTGCTTGAAGAATACTACCACGTTGATAGCGGTGTTGACAGTGATGGCGAATAGCAACCACCACTGCCACCAGTTCGGCATGTCTGCACCTTCAATCATGCTGCGTTCAGGTCTACCACTTCACATGCGTCTGCTGTGCAAGCCAACTCACGTCCACCTGTTGTGGTATCTTCCTTCTCATAATCCTGCAACCATGTCCAATCAATTCCCTTTGGCATACGTTGCAGCATCTCACCATACTCTTCTACAGTGCAATCCTGATAGGGTGCCTGCTTGTATGTATGCTCACTAAATGGCAAGAAGCTGATACCAGACACTTCATCAAAGTGTTCGTACACCCACGAGCCTACTTCCATCCACTCATGCTCTTTCACAGAGATGGTGACAGACGGCTTGTGTTCACACCAGTGACGTTGATACAAGAGCCACAGTTCAAGCTGCTCAATGGCAGACATATCGAACCGTGTCACTGCACCATGCGGTGACTTCATAGGGAAGCTGAACACTGTGGTGCTATCCGGCTTCATCACGTCGGGTTCTGCCGGAACACCTGCACTGATCATAAACTGCGTCAGCGGGTCTTTGTTATCTCCCCGCACTGTCCGAATGTAATACGGATTGTGACGGGCGTGAATACCAGAGGCGCTGTCCACAAGCTGTGATACTGTGCCGCTAGGCTTCACACAAGTGATAGCCGTAGAGATGGGTATGTCTAACTCTGCAGCCAAGTCAGCGTTTGTTTTTACCGCCTCAACTCGCAGCGCATGTAGGGTTGCCCCAATGTTCATGCCAAGATGCGCTGACTTGCCAGACATCATAGCGTTGTCCATGATACCTGTCAATGATACACCAAGCAGCCTCTCCTCCTCTGTGTTCTTCTTCCACACGGTACGCAGATATTTAAAGTCTGTCAGTGTAGATTGGAACGTGCCAAGAATAGTCGCAAGACGGACCTTTTCTGTCAGCGTCTGCTGCGTATCTGATGCGCGTACCACCACCTCTGAAAGATTACAGAATTGATAGGGACGCAGTATGATCTCACTACAGGGATTACAACCAAAGTCGTGGTCTATCTCCCGGCGACCATTCTTAGCTGCCTGATCTCTAGCCGCTTTGCGGTTAAAGATACCACGCTCACCAGACTTGCTCTCATACAAAGACACCCACTCACGCATGAATGTACCCATCTCTGGCTTGCCTTTGTAGGCAACGCTGTTGTTAGCCAGCGCACGTTGCCCTTCACCTTCCCACCACTGACCTGACTTAGCGTGACGCATCTGGTCATCATTCAGGTTGGACAGGCTGATGAGTGCGCTGCGGCGTACACCACCGACAACAACTACCTCACCAATCTTACACATCAGGTCATGGCATTCAATGGGGAATAGCCTACGACCTGCTGCTTTCTTAAACGTCGCCACTGTAAACTCAAAGAGTTCTTCAAGTGGGGCTGGGCCACTGGCACGACCACCGAAAGTCTTGAGACGTGCGCCAGCAGGACGAACCTGTGACGTGTCCCATTGTGGCACTTGCCCTGCGTATAGTAGCCAGATCAGTTCTCGCAAGGATTTGGCCCAGCCCGGACGTGAGTCGCCAACCTTGATGACAGTATCACTAGGATTCATGTCTTCGTTGACAACAGGCAGCTTCTCCGTGTGGTGACGCTCCACAGAGAAGCCTACACCAGTGCCGCACATGAGGATATACATTGTCTCGTCAAAGGAACGAGGACTATCCACTGGTACGTAGGAGCAATTGTAACCGCCGACATGGCATCTATCCAGTGCGGGACCGGCGGTCATCAATGCTCTCATGCTTGGCATGATGTCTTGATTAAGCACCGCTTCCTCTAGTTCATCTCTTAGTGAATCAGAAAGCTGATAGTCATGTTTAGTGACCAGATGCCTAGTAATATAATCAAAGTATCTTTCGACTGTTTCACTCCATGTCTCCCTTCGCTGTTCATCTTCCTTCCAACGGGCGTACCGGGAAAGGGCTATAAAGTTCTGATAGTCTGTAGGTAGGTGGTTGTTCATCTCGTCACTCCGTTAATGTTTTTATATGTTTGATTTCGGCACCGTCAACATCATAAAAGTATTCACGTATACCATCCTCAATCTCAATGCCGACATCTTCATCGGCAGGTATCGGATATTCATCCGGGTCTATCTCTATTGTAATGAAGACTTTAACTCTCATCGTAGCAGCCTTCTACTTCCTCTACTAGCTTGTCCAGATACCACTGTGCTTTTCTGAGGTCTTCTGTACCATTCTTGTAGCGATAGCGCCATAGGTACTTCATAATATTACCCTGTAGGTAGTACTCGTAGCCATCCCCTGTAGCAGCCCGGATACCCTCAATACACTCTACCCCTGCTTTGTTATAGTGAGGCGGGTTGTTGACCATATCCACATTGCCATAGGCTTCTTTACCTGCTTGCTCTAGTTCAGCAGCGCGTCTCATGTATGCTTCATGTCTCATTATGCGTTCCCTTTTGTCTTACTGCCAAAACTAAGATGCACTACATTGCCATCTTCTTTTGTAATTATCACACCTTCATCATCTTCTACCACATCGTCATCGTCTCTGTCAACTACTTCCATAACATAGTTATGCACGAGGTTACGAAGATTCTCGTCCATCTCCATGAGTGGAATGCTAGCGCACATCATCTTGAAAAAGTGCATGACCTGTGTATATCCTTCGTCGTTGAGAGGGTTACCAGCTTGAGATATAATAGAGATATCTACTTCACCTGTCCATTCTCCGTCTACCTCTGAAGGCCGGATACGAATTACGAAGTCACCTTCATCAATTGATTCCATCTTTATCTCCTTTTCACTTTGGTTCCGTTGAACTTGATAAACTTGGGATGCTTGTTCTTTCCTTTTTCTTTTAGCCAATCTTCTGGAATGATGCGGTCATAGTATTTGAAACCATATCTTATACACCACTCCGCATAAGTTGACTTAGCACCCTTACGTAGCTTTCTCCTACTATTCTCGAAAACAAAACGAATGTCAAGCCTTGGATGTTGCCTCTTGATTGCAAGATGCTTTCGCCTATCTGCCGCTGTGAACATACCTTTGGTTTCAATTATTATACCGTTGTACAATACAAAGTCAGGAGTATAGGTGCGGTATGCAAGGTCTTCCCACTCTATCTTTACCTTCTCATAATCGTATGAGACTTTAAGTTCGTCAAGATATATGGATAGCTTATGCTCTAGTCCGCTCCTATACCCATACTTTCGTGCAGCACGAAACGCTGTATAATTAGGCAAGGCTACCTACATTACGCCACGCGACATAGCGACCGTTATATCCCAGCCCCTTCATCTCTTCGCGGATCATGGCTTCAGCCTCATTACGTGCTTCAATAGCTGCACGAAGTCCAGCAGTTTTGCGCTCACGATATTCCTTACGCAAGTCGCTAAGTTTCTGTTCAGTAATCTTGATCTCTTCTGCGAGAGTTTCAACATCATAGTCATCCATTTATATACTCCTCTGATAGTGATACATATGCAACCGTCTTTGGTTGCTTTGCCTGTGACACTACGGACGGACGTTCATTTAGTCCGGGCCAGCAAGCAAAACGATAGCGGCAAAAGCCACACTCTGTGGACAAGATTGTGTTACCTGTTTCCTTGCCCCTAAACTTCTCAGGCACGGCATCAAAGCAACGCTCAAACTGATTCTCGTTTAATGCGTCTGCCGTCTGTTGGATATGGTCTACCTCTTTATCAATGTCAAGACCTGCAGCCGGTACATATTTAAACTGACCATTAGTCTTGTTGACAGCCCACCATCCACCAGCACGTTTGCCTGATGCCCTCGCATAGCCAGCAAGCTGTGCTACATACCCGAAAGCATCACCCTGTCTAAGAGTGTCGAAGGATTCAAACTTGTTATTGTAGGACCAGTTTGATGCAGACTTAACATCATCAACAGCACCATCAATAACAATATCATATGTGCCAGAGATGGATGTGCCATTGTCAAGATCAAGTGTAACTTTCTTATCGTCTTCATATTTCACCCCCGCTTCTTTTAGAAGTCCCTTGAAGACAGCTTCCACGATGTCTCCAATCATCATGTTCATAACGAATGTTGTCGGTAGGGGTAACGCTTTCTCTGGTTCGTTCTTGTCAAACCAAAGCTGACAAGTTGGCCTACCCACGTTTGACATACGCAGACCAAACTTGTCTCGCTTGTTGCCCCCACCAAACTGACGTGCGAGTGCAGATGATACATCTAGACTTACTTGCCGTATGGTTTCAAGCGACATTGTTGTCTTACCATTAGCAGCGTCTTCCATGTATTGATGCAACGCCAGTTCAGCAGGGTGCTTCATTATGCCATCTCCTCGTCATCAATGTCAATCATATCCGAAAGACTGTCGGTGATAGCCACATCATCTTCATCGTTGTGCAGGTTAGCTTTCTCTGCATACGTATTGATGATGTATTCATTGTAGTTCTGCACCCATGCCATGAAGTCTGTGAACAACTGTTGATCAGACGGCTCAATGTCCACGACATTGGTCAGATTGACAGTGGTCACCGGCACGAAGAAGCTATTACCATTAGGCAGCTTACGCTCCTCTGTCGCAGAGTCTACCTTATGCTGAATGGGTAACCGCTTCTGCTTGGCAAAGGTGGAGAATACATCTCCCCAACCCTTGAAAGCATCACGATTGTCCACTTCCCAGATAAAGGGCGTACTATCCAACTCTACTGCATTACCTTGATCGTCTGTAGGATTGACCAGTTCAACGGTGCCGAATATCACACGCACCCGTTTGATTTGCTTGATCAGTTCCTGCGTCTTCTCAGGCAAAGACTTGAAGTCTTGGATGTACCCGGCGGGTTTGCCACAGTTGAAGCCACCATCATTATCTTTAAGATCAATGTTGAGGTTATCAGCCATGACAGTTTTAACGTACCTATTAGGCGAAGTGCCTGACGCCATGACGAAACGCTTATACATAAAGCGTTGCATGTAC